GCTTCTACATGAATGCTATGGTACAGATGCCTGATCACGGAGAACTTAAAGCAGAACACTTTAAGAATCAAGAGTATGTGTTCAGTGGACATTTTCATAAACGTCAAAAGCAAGGCAAGGTACACTACATCGGAAATACATTCCCTCATAACTATGCTGATGCATGGGATGACGAGCGAGGTATGATGATCCTTGATCGTGAGAACAATAAAGAGCCCCAATACATTAATTGGGATAACTGCCCCAAGTATCGAACTATTGGATTAAAACAGTTATTAGAAGAAACAGATAATATTATCAAACCCAAGATGTATCTTCGTGTTACGATTGATGTGCCAATTTCGTTTGAAGAGGCAACTTTTATTAAAGAAACATTTGTTAATCAATACAAGTGTAGAGAAATCAGTCTTATTCCTCAAAAACAAATGGAGGAAATTACTACAGATGTTGATATTCAACAATTTGAAAGTGTAGACCAAATAGTAAGTGGCGAGATTGCTGCCATTGATTCAGAACAATTTAACAAAAAAATGTTATTAGACATTTACAACGAGCTATGATATGATACGCATAAAAGATTTAACTGTAAAAAACTTTATGAGTGTGGGTAATCAAACCCAAGCTGTTGACTTTAATAAAGAACAACTAACACTTGTACTTGGAGAGAATCTTGATCAAGGCGGAGATGACGCAGGATCAAGAAATGGTACAGGTAAGACTACTATTATTAACGCTCTGAGTTATGCATTGTACGGTGTTGCTCTTACCAATATTAAAAGAAACAACTTAATTAATAAAACTAATGGCAAGGGCATGTTAGTTACATTGCATTTTGAAAAAGATAATATCGACTACAGAATTGAAAGAGGACGTTCTCCAAATGTTCTTAAGTTTTATGTAAACAATCAGGAACAAGAACTAACAGACGAATCACAAGGCGATAGTCGGAAAACACAAGAGCAAATTATTACACTATTAGGTATGAGTCATGATATGTTTAAGCATGTTGTAGCACTAAACACCTACTCCGAACCGTTCCTTAGTATGCGCACCAACGATCAACGAGCAATTATTGAACAATTACTCGGTATTACTATCCTTAGTGAAAAGGCAGAAAACTTAAAAGAACAAATGAGATTAACTCGTGAAGCAATCACAGAAGAAAATTTAAAAATCGGTGCTGTGCAAACAGCAAATGAAAAAATACAAGGTACTATTGAAAGCCTACGCAATACACAAAGAGCCTGGCAAGGTAAAAAACAACAAGATATAACTAAATTGCAAGAAAGTATCAGTGAATTAGAACATCTTGACATTGATGTTGAACTAGAGTCACACGAAAAGTTACAAAACTGGACTGAGCTTAATAATGCAATCGTGGCTCTTAATAAAGAAAAAAGCACTCTTGAATCAGCACTACTACGAGCTAGTAAGTCTTTAGAAAAAGCTGAAAAAGACATCGCAAATTTAGAAGATGCTACCTGTTATACTTGTGGACAAGCTCTGCATGACGATAAAAAAGCAGAACTTGAAGACCGAAAAGCCAAAGAATTAACAGATGCACAAGCATACTACAAAGAAGTAGCAGACAAACTCAAAGAAGTAGTTGATGGACTTAAAGAAATTGGTGATATCAACGGACGTCCTAACACATTCTATGAAACTGCTAAAGAAGCATACGAACATAGAAACAATGTTGATAATTTAAAACAAGCATTATCAAGCAAACAGGAAGAAACAGATCCTTACGAAAAACAAATTAAAGAACTTGAAAATGAAGCATTACAAGAAATAAATTGGACTGCTGTAAATGACCTTACTGACTTTAAAGAACATCAAGAATTTTTACATAAACTCTTAACAAATAAAGATAGTTTTATTCGTAAAAAGATTATTGAACAAAATCTTGCATATTTGAACAATCGTCTTACATATTATATTGTAAAACTAGGATTACCTCATCAAGTTGTATTCCAAAATGACTTAAATGTAGAAATTACACAGCTAGGACAAGATTTAGATTTTGATAACTTGTCAAGAGGCGAGCGTAACAGACTTATACTTGGCATGAGCTTTGCATTCCGAGACGTTTGGGAAAGTTTATATCAAAATATCAACTTGTTGTTTATTGACGAGTTAATTGACAGTGGTATGGACACTGCTGGTGTTGAAAATAGTTTAAGCATACTTAAGAAAATGGGTAGAGAAAGACACAAAAATGTATTCCTTATATCACACAAGGACGAACTTGTTGGTCGTGTTAATCATTTACTTAAAGTAATTAAAGAAAACGGTTTTACAAGTTATGCAAATGATATAGAGATAGTAGAATAAGCAAAGAACTTTATAAAAAATTATTAAACGATGATAGATGACGACATACATGATCAGCTAACGAAAGCATATATGGAATACTTCAAAGAAAATGAAAAATTTGAAGCTCGAAATTCTATACGAACACATAGATCGGCAAGAAATTGGCTTAGAGAAATTCGTAGATTGGCTAGATTAAGGTCTATAGAAATTAACGATCAGTTTAAAGCCAAGAAAGAGGCAAATAAAAAATAGGCACACATATATAAGTTCATGCAGTGGACTTATCAAGGAAAAACAATTGACACAATACCAGACGAGTATGAAGGATTTGTTTACCTTATCACAAACACTACCACAGGCCAAAAATACATAGGCAAAAAACTAGCAAAGTTCAAAACTACCAAACCACCACTTAAAGGCAAGAAAAATAAACGCAGAGGCACAAAAGAAAGCGATTGGAAAGACTATTGGGGTTCATCTGATAGACTCAACGCCGACGTTGACGCACTAGGCCCAGAAAACTTCACAAGAGAAATCCTATACCTATGTAAAGGTAGAGGCGAAATGTCCTACATAGAGGCTAGAGAACAGTTTGACCGCCGTGTATTAGAGAGAGACGATTATTACAACGGTATTATTAATGTTAGAGTTGGCGGTTCAGACAAATTACGACAGGCATTGCTAGAACATCACATCCAGGCAAAACAATCCAACACATAAGGTTAGCGGGCCAGTTCGAAAATACCGCTGTGGAAAAAGCTCTCGTATAGAAGCACACGCAACACATTGAGCGGCATCCGGTAGTAGGATGTTTGATTGATGTAGACAGAATGTTGGCAGTCGAAAAACACAAACACAGTACATAAAAACTCTTTAGCAATAGGAACGAAGCGAGAGGTAGCTAGAAATAGCGATGTCGACGTAGGTTGGGAAAGGTCAGAGCCCATTGTACTTTGTGTATAAACAATTACCTACTTCCAAGTCTCGGCTGTGGCGAACTCACATGAAGTCAAGATTAGATGGAACCCTTAAACAGGTTCCGTCTGACTGAAACAATCTACATGAAGCTTAAAGTGCTTCGCACTTAATCTTATCATATTATATCAAACATATTAGTGTAGAGCGCAAGCGAAACACAAATGAGCGTTAGCTCATTTCATTACAACAAAGTTAATGTAAATCAGGATCTCTTCCAAAACCTGGTTTAACTGATGATTGTTCTGTTTGAATAATTTCATATTCCGTATGAGGATTTTGTGTTTTTAAAATCTGTAAGGTTTCATTGGCTTGAACAAGATCAAACAATTTTTCAACAACTACTTCTTTAGTGGTTGCATCTATTATATGCCAATGTATATACATATTATATGTGCCCTATCCAATGGGTACAATTATCACAGGGATCGTTGAAATTGTTTTCCATAGTAGATTATTTACTCTCGATTCGACTGAGATAAATAATATCAGTTAAAGAATTTAGGATCTGTCATGAAAGTACATCAAATAACAGAACAACAAATAGATGAAATTATTCCTCTTGGCAATACTGATATTGTTGTAGGTATTGGAACCAAAGCTGCTCAAGCATTAACAGCTAAAGATGTTGCACCTGGTCCGAAAAAATTCAACTATAGTAAACTTCCAGACGGTACATATGAAATCAAAGGTCCTAAAGGCAAGTTCTTTGGAACTGCTCCAAGCAAAGCGGCTGCTGCATCAACATCAATAAAACTTAACCGCGCTATGATTACTCATGGCTTAGGAACTCCTAAGTTTAATGCTGCTGTAAAACAAGCATCTACAAAATTTACGGGATTAAATTTAAACACAGAAAAACCTGGTGTTAAACCTAAGGTTGATACTGTTGGAAAACAGATTGTTGCCAAAGGCAAAGGTATCGGCAAAGCTATTTTAGCTACAATTAAAAATACACTAGTAGGTAAGGTTATCTTTGGATTTATGGCTGTAGAAGATATAGCAAGAGAACTAGATGGTTGGGCACAAGTGTATATGGAAAACGGATGTAATCTTCAAGACAAACGTCTAGACGCATATGAAATGAAGATACGCAGAACAATACTTGAAAACATTGCAATGATGGCTACGGGTGTTGCTCTAGCATCAACCGGACTAATTAGAACATTGAGTCTTTTCTTAATGGCATTACCAATCGCAGGATGGATTGCTACTGCACTAGCTTGGGTAGGCGCAGGCGTACTAGCAAGTATGATTGCAAAACTTTTAACTAGTAACACAGTTGCTGATTATATTGCTGACTATATGATGGCTTCAATGATAGGACCTGCTACACTTAAAGTAATATCTTTTCCACAGTGTCCAAATGAAAGTCTACAAGAAGATTGGGAAGCAAGAATTAATGAAGATATCAAAATTTATATGGAAAAGAAAGAAATACAACAACAAGCATCAGCTAAAGGCGCTGCAGATGCAATCAAAGATGTATTTAAAGGCGATCCAGAATTAATGAACATTCTTAAAGTAACTAAGCAAAAAGTTGACAGTGGAGAAGTTGAAAAGATTGCCAAAGGTGGCTCTGCCGCAGTTCAAAAAGTAGCTGGTTAAAGTAAAGGCATTTTAGTTTTTTCAACTAATTCGATATTTTCTTTTACTATTCTTTGTAACACTTCACGATCATCATGAGATATAACATGCATCAGTTCGTAATAAGACAAAGTTCCTCTCATATACCAACCTAGCTTGTAGTTATCATACTTTAATTGCTTGATTTCAGTTTCGTATTTCTTATCTAGCTCGATAATGTCAGATTCCTCGAGCGTAAGGAGCTGGCTCCGAAAAAACTCGAATAATCCACATTGACTTTTGATTTATATTCTGTACCGCAATCTTCTGCGCCACACACTATATCAAATGATGGTAGGTTCCAATTGTCAGAAATTTCTTTAATTTTGTTTTGTAATTCTTTATAAAATGCAGCATCGTTATTAGCAATAAAATCTAGTATTTTATCTCTGTTTTGTTCGCTGTCTGTACCGTCAGTAATACTATCAATATAAGAAACACTTAATCTTAGTGTAATGTTGGTCATTTTATTTAAAATATCTTGTAAGACCTTGTCTTTTTCTTCTTGTGATATTGCAGCATTATTGATTTGAGTAATTTGTCTTTCTAGCATGTACTGTTCTTTGCTATACTCTGTATTAACTTTATACGAAATAGGAGCAACATTAACAGTCAAGTCTCCCATTGTAAAATGTGTTGCAGTTTTATATTCACTAAAAGAGTCTAACAATCTAGTCAAACTAATTGAACTTTGATTTGTTTCTTCACAACTTTGACATTTGGTTTCAATAGGCATTTCATCACCGTATGTTGCAATACGCAATGCAATCAGTATATAATCAATGTCATATCCTACTAAACTCCAAGGATCTAATATAGCAGGAATACAACTTTTAATAACTCTTACTGTTGCTTCTCCACTAAACAATGCATCAGGTGTTTTTAAGATAATTTCATCCATCGCAGTCATGCCAAATACTGGCATATTTGTGGCTTGTGAGTCTTGTAGTACAGTTTCGTCATAAAATCTACCGCCACTAGGTAGGTCTATGAATATTTTAGGCTGTCTTTGGTGTTTTTGTAAAAAATCTGACATATTGATCCTTGCATAAATAGTTATACGCATTTATTTATGACTCAAAAAAATGTGGTTAAAGGATTCTGAATGGCATTAGATCAAGATGATAAAGATGATATAGTAAACGCAATTTCTAAAGGTTTTGAAAAAGCTGCAAAATCTCAGCCGAGTACGAATACATCTGGTGGTGGTACTACCGGCGGTGGAAAAACATCTGATAACAAAGTTAATAAAGCATCAGAAGGATTTATGCGTATACTAGACGAAGGTGGCGGCAGTGTAAGATCTTTTGCTAAAGATTTTAACAGCATGATGCCTGAAGTATTGCAAGGCTTCGGAGGAGCTGTTGGTGGCATTGCAGGATATATCGAAGATACACAAGGTGTATTTCAAAATTTAAGCAAAGTAGGTATTGGTTTAAATGGTAATTTAGGCGAACTAAGAGTACAATCTGCTAAAACTAGAATGCCGTTAGATCAATTTGCTAACATGGTTAGTAAAAACTCATCAGTATTGGTAGGTTTAGCAGGCAATGCTTCTCAAGGTGCTAAGAGATTTGCTGATTTATCTTCAGCAATGTATGACACAGGTGCTATTGAAGGATTTATGAATCTTGGATATAGCTTAGAAGAAGCAAATGAATTTGTTTTAAAAAATACACAACTAACTAGACGTCAAGCATTACTTACTGGCATGACAGATGCCCAGCAAGTTGAAAGTGCGCAAGAACTTGCAAAAAATATGAGTGTTGTTGCAAAATTAACAGGTAAAGATGCAGCAGCATTACAAGACGAATTGATTGCCAAAGGTCGTGACGGCGCAACACAAGCTGCATTGCGTGAAATGGAAATGGACGGTGTTAAAGGTGCTGGTAAAACATTTGCCAGTGTTCAAAGTATTTTAAGTGCCGGTTCAAAAAGTTTACAAAATATTTTTAAAGATCAAGTACAAGCTAATGCTCCTTTAACAGACGCTACACAAAATTATGCCGCAATAAACCGAGAAGCAGCTGACCTAACTCAACAAGCTAGAGACGCCATGGCACGAGGTGACGAACAAAGAGCAATTGAACTTGCTAAACAAGCACTTGCAGCTGAACAAGAATTTGCACAAAGTAGACAAGGTGTTCAAATAGCAAGACTAGGACAAATTAGCGATATTGCTGCAACTCAAGCAGATGTATTAGAAGAAACTGGTGATTTAATTGACGGTACTAAAGCATTACAAGCCAAAATAAAAGCGGCAACAGGTGAAGAAATATCCTTTAGAGAAGCATTTAATGCTAACCTTAAAACAATAGCTGAAAGTCAAGACACTCAAATGAAAGGCGAACAGCCTGGACAAGAAGCACTAAAGGCTACAAATAAAGCACAAATAGCACTTGCAAACACAGCTTCAGAATTTAACGCACTATTAGGCAAACAAATAGAATCTAATAGTTTGTTACTAACAGCATACGGGAAATTAAACGACAACATTAAAAGTCAGTTAGGTAACGATACAAAAGATTTCTTAGCAATGTTGAACGAAATGATTCCTGGATCAACACTAGCGGAAAATATTCCTAACATTGAGTTATTTTCTAAAGAACTAAAAGAAGCAGGTGTAATTTCCGCTACTACTATTGATAATTTAAAAATACTAGCTGACAATACTGCAAGTGCTGTACAAAAGAGCACAGCAAAAGAAGCACTAACAAAAGAAGGAGTATTAGATTCAACCGGAAAAATTTCTGCAGCTCTTGCTGAAGCACTTTTAAACACAAAAAGAGAAAATATGGAAGCTCAAGATACACCAGAAGGAAGTAGCGGCAATTGGTTTAGCAGACTGTGGGACGCTATTACTGGATCAACTCCGCAAAGAAATAAAGGATCATTAGGCAGCGGCAGTTTATTTGAAAATTTTGGCGACGGAACACTGCTTACAGCACACCATTTAGAAAGTATACAGACCCCTTCTCAAATGGCAGATGTAGTAAACAGTGCATTATCTGGAGCAATGGCAGCTATGGATAATCAACTTGGAGGTGCAAAGTTTGACCCAGCATCAATGGGACAATCGGTAGCATCAGCAATGAAATCAGCACCTGCAGTGGGCAGAACGGGTGAATCGACAGAAAATGGACTTGACAGCCTGAACCAAAATGTGTTACAATTAATAGAAATAAATAGAAAGACAAATGATTTCCTTTCTAAACAGGTAAGAGCAACCAAAGGTTTAGATGGTAATGTCATGCAAGGATTTAGTATATAATGAGCTGGAAAAAATATTTTACACCTGTTCCTACAGGTGACAATGCAACAGGAGGCTATTCACCAATTAGTGGTAGAAATGCCGGTAATACACCAGGGCCTGCTAGATCAAATTACAGTTCATATCTTCCAGATGTATATGTAGGAACACCTAATCGTATTGATCGTTACGGTCAATACAACACAATGGATTTAGATTCAGAAGTAAATGCTGCACTTGATATTCTAGCAGAATTTTGCAGTCAAAAAAATAAGAAAAATGACACACATTTTGAATTTAAATATCATAAAAGTGCTACAAATTCTGAAGTACAAATTCTTGGACAATATTTAAGACAGTGGTATAAAATTAATAACTTTGAAAATAGAATGTTTCGAATCTTTCGTAACATTTTTAAATACGGAGACGGATTCTTCTTAAGAGATCCAGAGACTAAAAAACTATTCCATGTTGATCCTGCAAAAGTTATGCGTATTATTGTTAATGAAAGCGAAGGTAAAACACCTGAGCAATATATAGTTAAAGATGTACAATTTAACTTTACTGATCTAGTAGCAACAAAACCTCATGAAACTAATGGAAACATTACAGGCGGTGGCAGCGGATATTATCAAGGTGGTGTTCGAGGAATGGTTGGTAACTATCCAAACACTCCAGGATCAAGATTTTCAGTTGAAGAAGGCGAAGTTGCTGTAAATGCAGAACATATGTTCCATTTAAGTTTAAGTGAAGGCTTAGACAACAACTATCCGTTTGGAAACAGTTTATTAGAAACTATTTTTAAAGTGTTTAAGCAAAAAGAATTATTAGAAGATGCAATTATTATCTATCGTGTACAACGAGCACCAGAGCGTAGGGTGTTTTATGTTGATGTGGGCAATATGCCTTCACACCTTGCTATGCAGTTTGTGGAGCGTGTAAAAACGGAAATTCATCAAAGAAGAATCCCAAGCAAAACAGGTGGCGGCACTAATGTTATCGATAGTGCATATAATCCACTAAGCACAAACGAAGATTACTTCTTCCCACAAACAGCAGAAGGTAGAGGGTCAAAAGTTGAAACACTACCAGGCGGTACAAACCTAGGAGAGATTGATGACCTTAGATACTTTACTAATAAGTTGGTACGCGGATTGCGTATCCCAAGTTCGTACTTACCAACTGGAGCAGATGATTCAGCTTCACAGTATAATGATGGCAGAGTTGGCACCGCATTTATACAAGAATTAAGATTTAATACATACTGTGAAAGATTGCAAAACTTATTAGTAGATGAATTTGACCAAGAGTTTAAACGCTATCTATTAGAAAAAGGTGTAAACATTGATACAGCAATGTTTGATCTTAGATTTATGCCTCCACAAAACTTTGCGGCATATAGACAAACAGAATTAGATAATCAAAGAATCGGAACATTTGCACAAATACAAGCAATACCATTTATTTCAAATAGATTTGCATTAAAACGATATTTAGGTCTTAGCGAAGAAGACATTGCTGAGAACGAACGCTATTGGAAAGAAGAAAATGACGAAA